TAACCCTATGCTCGAAGGTCTTCTGACCTATGATGACCTAGACTTGAAAGATTGGGAAGTGCATGAGTTCTTACATCCTGTTTTTATCAATGGTGTTGGCTTCAGTCATTATTGGCCTGTTGGTGCAATGGGAAGACCTGCTGCATCTCCAGCTGCTATTATTAGTAAGCTACATATGTCTTGTGTTGCTGGGCATCAACAAGGTAAGCAAATTGCCTACGGTAAACGTGCTGATGGTAAACCTATCTGTGCTATTGTCGCTGGTTCTTATTATCTTCACGATGAGGACTATATGGATCAGCTGAGTAACCGTCACTGGCGTGGCTTACTGGTAATGAACGAGGTAGAGGATGGACACTTTGATGAGATGTTCTTATCAATCGAATACTTACAAAGGAAATACAGTGAGTAAACCAACAGTTAAAGAAATTGAGGAATATATGGCTTCTTTGAACATCCCCTTGGAACAAGGCTTGAACGGTACAGCTAAGTACGATGTAATTAGTAAACCAAAGCATTACATGCTCTTTGATGAGATGGAAGTCAAGGAACGTGGTTTTGAAGGACAAGGTATTGAAGTACGCGATGTGATTGAGAAGCTTGTAAGAAAGAATCAACAATCTACAAATTTAGATAACATCCAAGCAAGCCCTCTTTTTGATGCAGATTATGTACAACTTATGCAGTACTTAATGCGCTTCATGGACAAAAATGGTGTAGAAGACCTCAAAAAAGCTCGCTGGTATCTTGACAAAATGATTTCATCGTACTAAAATGCGTGCCCTTTCAAAGAAAGTGTAAAGATGGACAGCAAAAAGACCTTCTATGTTTATTCCCATATAGACCCTAGGGATAACTCTAGACCTTATATTGGAATTGGACAGTATGATAGGGCTTGGTGTACTCGTCGGAATCAACGTAAAGAACCTCACGTTTTATGGCTTGAGGAACTTTACGAAGAAGGCTACACTTTAGCTGATATTGTACGTATTGAATACAATAGACTTACAAAACAAGAAGCATTGGATTTGGAGTCTGAAGTAATCAAAACGGAACGCCCTAGATTTAACGAGTTAGGTAATCCTAATCATTGGAATCGTGGGCGTACTTGGACAAAAGAACTAGAAGAATTTGCTAAAAATTTACACAAGATGGGTTACGGGTATACTCGTATCTCTCACTTGATGGGAGCAGAGGGGAAAAATCACATGACTTTTAAACGAATGGTAAAAAATGAAGCACAATAAAATGAACCCTTTTCAAACTTATATAGCAAAAAGCCGCTACAGCCGCTACTTGGACGATAAAGGTCGTCGTGAGCATTGGAGTGAGACAACAGCTCGCTACTTTGACTTCATGGAGAGTCACCTACGTGACAACAATGGCTATACATTGACCCCTGAGCTTCGTTCACGCCTTGAGAAGGCTGTCCTGAACTTAGACGTTATGCCTAGCATGAGAAGTTTGATGACTGCTGGTGATGCCTTAGAGCGTCAGAACGTAGCTGGTTACAACTGCTCATACCTACCTATTGACGACCCTAAAGCCTTCGATGAGGCTATGTACATTCTCCTGTGTGGTACAGGTGTAGGTTTCTCTGTGGAGCAGAAGTATGTCAACCGTTTACCTGAAATTCCTGAAAAGCTTTATGAGTCTAATACTGTGGTTCACGTTAAAGACTCCAAAGAAGGGTGGGCAAAGGCACTACGACAAGTGTTGGCCTTGCTATGGGCAGGTGAAGTCCCTAAGTGGGATGTCTCGAGCGTACGTCCTGCTGGTACACGGCTTAAAACCTTTGGCGGTCGAGCATCAGGCCCTGAGCCTTTGGTGGACTTGTTCAAATACGTTGTCTCTAAATTCAAAGCTGCTCAAGGGCGTAAGCTCTTTTCCATTGAGGCGCATGACATACTGTGTAAAATCGGTGAGGTCGTCGTGGTGGGTGGCGTACGCCGATCAGCGATGATCTCTCTGTCTGACCTCGGTGATGACCGTATGGCTAAGGCTAAGGCAGGCGCTTGGTGGGACGGTAACGGTCAACGTGCCTTGGCTAACAACTCAGCTGTATATGACGTGAAGCCTGACGTAGGTCAGTTCATGCGTGAATGGAGCAACATCTATGAATCACACTCAGGTGAACGAGGTATCTTTAACCGCTATGCTTCAGAGATTCAAGCAGGTAAGAATGGTCGTCGTGTATTGGGTAAAGAGTGGGGTACTAACCCTTGCTCTGAGATTATCCTCCGTCCTTATCAATTCTGTAACCTCTCTTCAGTTATTGTGCGTGCGGATGACACTGTGGACACTCTCAAAGAGAAGGTGGCTGTTGCAACAATCCTTGGAACTTTCCAATCGACGCTGACTAGCTTCCCATATCTGCGTAAGGTGTGGCAGACTAACACTGAAGAAGAGCGCTTGTTGGGTGTCTCAATGACAGGTATCTTGGACAATGCTTTGCTCAACGATGCTTACGATAAAGAACTGCCATCACGCCTTGAGGAGTTGAAGAATGTCGCTGTGGATACTAATAAGCATCTTGCTTCTGAATTGGGCATCAATCCTTCTGCTGCGATCACGTGTGTCAAGCCTGAGGGAACTGTTAGTCAACTCACTGGTACTGCTAGCGGCATTCATCCTCAACACAGTGCTTATTTCATTCGTCGTGTACGCTCTGATGCCAAAGATCCGCTTACTGCTTTCTTGAAGGAATCTGGTTTCCCTTGGGAGCCTTGTGTCATGAAGCCTGAGTCCACTGTGATCTTTAGCTTCCCTATGAAGACACCTCAAGGTGCTCGTCTACGTGAAGACTTGTCAGCTATTGAACACTTGGATCTGTGGCTGACATTCCAACGTCACTGGTGTGAGCATAAGCCTTCAGTTACAATCTCAGTCAATGAGAATGAGTGGCCTAAAGTTGGTGCTTGGACATGGGAGAACTTCGATGAGATCACTGGTGTATCATATCTTCCTATGGACGGAGGCACATATCGCCAAGCCCCTTACGAAAGTATTGATGCAGCGTTATACTCTAAACTTCTTGAAGAGATGCCACAGTCGATTGATTGGGAGCAAATGAAGGAAGTGACTGACAACGTGGAAGGTGCTCAGACCTTGGCCTGCACTGCTGGTGGTTGCGAGATATAACATGAAGACCATCGTATACACTAAAGACAACTGTCCAGCGTGTGTGCAACTGAAGACAAAGTTAGCCTTGGAAGGGGTTGACTTTGTTGAGGTTCACTTAGGCAAGGATATGACCATTGAAGACTTCAAAGCGAAGTTCCCTACTGTTCGTTCAGTACCACACATGATCTACTCGAAGGATGAAACATGGTAATAGATTTTAACTGGTCAGGCGGCCTTGTACTAGGTATTGTCCACACGGATGAGGCTATAGTGGAGACTGACGAAGATAACTTTGAGTTCTGTCAGGCTGTCATCATCCACTTAGGATTCTTTAACATAGCAATCCTATTCTTCTAAGATACAAAAAAGCCCTCATGAAAGAGGGCTTCTTAGTTTAGGCTTTGTGGTATTCCTCTTCTGTGAGGATACCTGCTTTGTACTTATTCTCTGGCTTATAGATAGTCAGCTCTTGTTGTCTCATAGCAGGGTCAAAGCTGATGTGCATCCAACGACCAAACTCATGTATCATCTGGTCAAACTTGATACCAGCCTTCTTGACTTCCTGACACAGTTGGTAAGGAGTCAATTTAGAGCTAGATACGTCGATAGCCCAACCATCCATGTGAGAGGAGACTTTAGAGCCTCCTACAGCCACGTTAACAGCTGGTAGACGTAACCAAGAGTTGATCTTCATGGGGCCAGTAACAGCTCGTAGTTGCTCTAGCTTAGCAGCAGCTACTTTCATGTTCTCCAACTGGACAGTAGAAGGTTGATTGTCGATACCTTGACGGATAGCTGTGTCGCTATATGTCGCCTCTTCAAGTGAAAAATGTTCGCTCAACTGCATGATTACTCTCCTTCTTTAGTTGGTGCTGGTGAGCTTTTACGACCGGAGATAGCACCCATAGCACCTACGCCCATGAAGGCAATAGCTTTGAGGATCTCAAGGAATACAGCGTCGATAGGAGCCAAGTCACCTGTCTGCTCTTCAAAACCAATGAGCCACAGTACACCGAAGGCAATAATCATTACCATACAAGTGATAGAACGGACAACGAAAGCCCATGTACGGATTTCAATCTCTTGTTCTGTTAGAGGTGGTTTATTGATCCACTGTTGAACTAGTTCTTTCATATTATTTCTTACCTACCTTATCAGCTAATTTTTCCATTGTCCTACCACCGAAGTAGAAAGACATCACGAGCATTCCCCATTGACCTAGAAGCTCCACATACGCACCTCTAGTCTCATACTCGAAAATAGAAGCGATAGCGAAGCCACTGTAGGCCACTAGGAGGAATATAAGCACCATAGGACGGATGTTCTTAGACAACCATGAGTCAGAGGCCATATCAGCCTTGTGACGGTCCGTAAGGTTAGATTGTTCGAGCTTGTAGAACTCCAGCTCCACCTCTTGAAGCTTCTGAGCAGCTTGTGGGTCAGCAGCGATAGCTTTAGCGACAGCCTCAACTGAGTCAGATACACCAAACTTAGATGCTAAGGCAGACACAGCAGCTCCACCTAGTGGACCCATGACAGCTGTAGCTAGGCTGGGAGCTATGTTCTTTAGAAGACCTGATAGTATGTCGTTCATTTAGATTCCTTATTTAGGGCAAGTCTGTACATGATCTTGTACAATAATATATAAATAGAGTTCAAACGGTAAGATGATAAAGAACAGTAACGTAAGCAGTACTAGAAAGCTTATGTAGGCTGTCTCGCTAGAAGAATTGCTATTGTTAGTCCCCATGTTTCCATCACTATTAAAGCCATTACTACGACCCAAGCTATCCTCTGCCTAATCTTATTGATAAGTCTCTGCTTCTTCAGTACTTCTTCTTTTCTTTGTTTCAAGGCTCTCAAGTGAGTTATCTCTTGTTTCTCTTGCACTATCCCAAACATCTCAATAACGTCCGTATAGAGAGCACCTAGCTCAGGAGGACTCTGATAGATCATTACCTCTCTGATCTCCTTCTGAGCCTTCTCCATCTCCTTCTTAGCTATAACTAAGGGAGACATCTAGTAGCTCATCAGGCTCAATATACTGAGTGTCTATACGTAACTGCTGCTCAGCTATCCTCTTATTTATAGCTATCATGGCCTTGAAGAACACCTTTAAGTTCTTAACTAGCTCAGCCTTGATGTTCTGTTCACTATGCTCGTCTGCTATGCGGAGATTAGTCTCCTTATTGACCGCAGGTTTTGCAGGGATTGCTTCCGGTACTATATGCGTAGGAGCAGCTTCTGATGGGAACAACTTAGACTTGATAAAGTCCCAGATACCTGTACCGACATCTGAGACTTCTACAGCTATACCTTTAACTTCATCGAAGGTCTTCTTAGCTTTGAGGACAGTGCCTTTATACTCTTTATATAGGTCACATCCCTGCTGGATAGCCTCAACAGCCTTGAGAGCACCAGCAAGGATTAAGAGAGGCATTACTGCTGTGGAGTCTTCATTGCACCTTGGAACAAACCACGCCAACCGTAATTAGGTTGTTCATTGACCTGTACACCGGAGGCAATCTGCTTAGCAGCCTTTTCAGCAGCAGCACGACGCATAGCTGCTTGAGCTTTATCTGCTGCGTAGCCCCCAGCGGCAATAGTCCCTGCAAGAGCTGGATTACCTGCTGCGATGCCTGCCGTACCAATCATGGCAATACCGGGACGCTCAGGGTTGAACCGAGAAGCAAAAGTCAACAAAGGATCTAATGTCCCGCCCTTAGCCACTGATTTAATAATGTTTTGTTCATTTTGATTAAACAGTTTCATCTTGTCTTTGTTGGCAGCAATATTGATAAAACCTCTACGAATAAGTTCAGATTCAGATGCTTTACTGTCTAAAGCCTTAGCTGAAGCCACATCAAGAGCATCGTTCAAAACATCAGCACGACTAGCATTACGCCAATCTTTACGAGCAGACATCACACTAGATACAGCCTTATCAAGACCGCCCTTACCAGCCATGATGTCTTTACCTGTCAGATTAGCTATGTAATTGTCCACTTGTTCAACAGCTACTTTACCTAAGCGTTGTACATCCGCGTCCTTACTGCCTTTTAAGTCGTTAAGCATACTGCGCATCTTATCAAGCTTAGTGAACGATACTCGCTCTGTACCGATCATGTTATTGATCTCGTTTAGACGGGCGTTAACTTCTTTGGCTTGGTCTGTGCCGGGAACCATGCGAGCTTCATCAAGCTTAACTTTAATGTTATCTACCATGTCTAAAGTACTCTTAGGCTTCAACATAACACCGGCTTCGTCCATAGCTCCGTAAGCACGAGAAGCACGTTGTTTGACTTCCTGCATAGTAGAGAGCTTAGGAGCTTCAGCAGTTAAATTACCGGCTGCTTTACCAGTAGCTCCTGCTGCAATAGCGCCAAGACCTAAAGAAGCTAAGGTGGCCGCAGTATCGCTTCCAGTAATTTCTTTTACACGAGGAGCAACAGTTTCAGAAGCTAACTGAGATACACCAGCGCCAGCAGCGGCAGCAGGGATCTGTTGAACTAAATTAGAAGCTAACGCAGGGATTTGAGGAGCAAGCTTAGCTATTCCTCCTGTTGAAGCCATTGCTTCTGTTGCAGCCTGTACTGCTCGTTCTTGAGTATTTTTAGGCTCTGGTACACCAACATTAGATAGCACCTGAGATTGAGCCTGTGAAAAACTAGGGATACGGCTCTCAGAGCCAATTAAATTAGCACCTGCATTATATAACCCACGACCAGCCTCTAAAACAGCTGTAGCAGGGGCTGTTAAAGCTGTGTAAGCTGCTCGCCCTGTTAAACCAACTTGACGAGCTAACTCTTGAGGAACTGAGTTTGGCTGTGCAGGAGGTGGCGTCGCTTGAGAAGAGCCTTTAATAGCTGAAGCAATTTGAGCATCTGACATCCCATCAGGAAACTCAACTGTTTCACCGTTCACTTCAATGTATTGAGCCATTATTAGATCGCTTCAAAAGAGTTAGTTTGAGGGTTCCAACGACGAGTAGCTTTAGGTGCTTCTGGTGTTCCAGTTTGCTCAAAAGGTTTAAGTAAAGCCTTGTCTTTTACCATTGTCTCAGCGCGTGTTTTAGCAGCTTTGAGCTTCTTTTCAATGGCTGTCACTTGAGCGTCAAATTCAGCAGGTTTCATGCCTTGATCGAGTGCGCCAACTGAATCTGTAAGTTTCTTACCTTCAGCATCAGACAAAGCACCCATGCCTTTAAGAGCAGACACCATAGGTATAAAGGTTTGAGCTTTAAATGTTTCAAGTTGTTTGCCAAAACCGTAAGCGTTTGTACCGGGAACCATAGAAGCAGCACCGCCACCAAAACCTACAGCAGCGCTTTTACCGGGATGTGTTTTCAAAACATCAAGGGTAGTCAAAGCATCGTTAAAAGAAGCAACAGCGCCTACACGTTGTTGATCTGCTGCGGCAGCTTTTTCGTCAGCAGCAGTCTGTTTAGTGCCTTGAGCAATAGCAGCCAACTGCATACGGCCTTCTTGGGCCATCTGAGCAATCTGAAGTTGAGTAGCTCCACGTTCTTTAGCTGCTTCAAGTTGAGCTGCAATCTTCTCACGCGCTATCTGTAGCTGTGTCTCACGCTGAGCTTGCTTCTCTTCGGTACGACCTGAGATCTGAGACTCTACGTTACGGATTTCTAAAGCGCGTTGAGCCAGTTGCATAGCTCCTTGTTGATCCCCTGCTTGAGATAACGCCTGAGCAGCCTTATTAATAGCCGCTGAATCATTAGGATCTAAACCTTGTAGCACTTGCTGACGAAGTGTAGCCATTTGCAACTGAGGGTCTTGACCACCCAAAGCACCACCAACTGCACCTGCCAGCTGATAAGCACCTGTACCGATCATGGCATTAGCTCTCTCGAAAGGATCAAGCTGAGCAAGTCGGATGTTACGGTCTAGTACCTGTTGATACTGTTGTTGCTGGTACTGCTGAGGGTCTTGGAATAACCCCATTACTGAATCTGTTGCCATATATGTTCCTTACATCCAACCTTGTTCTTGACCCGTTTGAGTATATGTATCTCCTGAGCCACTAAAAGTAGACTGAGGCATCACATCACTACCTGTAGTCCATGAAGGAGAGTTACTTGTGTTCAACCATTGACCTAAAGCTGCTTGTAACTGTGGATTAGACCCAGCACTAGAGATAGCGTTACCCCAAGGAGATTGAGAGTTAGCTTTAAACATAGCGTTAGCTGCGT